GGGATCGTGCGAGAGGGTGAACCGTTTGGGGTACATCTTGTTACGCCTAATTCGTCGAACGCCAACAACGTCCGCAACGTCAATTCCGACGGCACGTTGAACAACAACAACGCTTACAACGGGAACAGGGGCGTTCGCCCGCTTCGGTGGAAAATGAGATCGAGTAGGCGCAAGCCGAAAGCAGAATACCATCATCAAAGGAAGGTGTATCCCGCCGCCGCGATCCACAGCGGGGGCAAATACAGGATCGCCGATGCCGGAGCATTCCGCGCGGCGGAAGGCAAAGGCTACAAACAGCGAGGATATTTTTTATGACAGATTACGAGAAGATATATAACTTCGAGAACCTATACAGAGCCTACCGAAAGGCGCGGCAAGGCAAGAGGTGGAAAGGAGCGGCGGCAAAGTTTGAAGTAAACCTTCTTGAAGCACTGAACCTGTTACGCTACCAGCTACAAACGAAGAAATACACGCTTTCGCCGTACAATACGTTCGAGGTGTACGAGCCAAAGCGCCGCGTGGTTATGTCGAATGCCTATAAAGACAAGGTTATTCAACATTCGCTTTGTGATAACGTGCTTGAACCGATCCTTACAAGATCATTCATCACGGACAACTACGCTTCGCAAGTAGGCAAAGGAACGCATTACGGGTTAGACAGGCTTCAAGAATTCTTGCGGAGGTTTTACCGGAAAAACGGAATTGACGGGTGGATATTGAAGGGTGATATATCAAAATACTTCTATTCCATTAGGCACGACGTGTTAAAAACCTTAATCCGCAGGAAAATAACCGATCCGGACGTTTTGTGGCTTGTTGAAATGATAATCGACAGCACAGAAGGAAACGTCGGAATACCGATCGGAAATCAATCTTCACAGCTTTTCGCCCTTCTCTACCTCAATAATTTAGATCACTTCATCAAGGAAAAGCTGGGCATTAAATACTACGGAAGATATATGGACGATTTCTTCTTGATACACGAAGATAAAGCCTATTTGCAGTATTGCCGCGCGGAGATCGAAAAACACGTTGCCGCGATCGGCTTGTCCTTGAACAATAAAACAAACATTTACCCGCTTCGGAACGGGGTGGATTTCTTGGGATTTCACACTTATTTGACCGAAACAGGCGCAGTTATCCGGAAGGTACGCCGCCGAAGCAAAAACAATATGAAGCGCAAATTGAAGAAAATGCGCGGACTTGTGGAGCGGGGAAAGATCACGACGGCGACCGTCGAACAATCCTACCAAAGCTGGCGGGGACACGCCGCAAAGGGAAATTGTTATCACTTGATCCGGCGAACGGATCACTATTACAACAGGCTTTTCAATTCAAAGGAGGCGGAAAAATGTCAAAAGCATTGAGTTCCCTTGCCGTGGGAACAAAAATCGAAGTTCCGGTTCTTTCGGCGTATCAATCGCGCTTCGGTGCGAAGATAGTATTCAAAATTGCAGATAAGAACCATAGCGGGTATCCGGCGAATTCCGTTACGCTGATCGCCGAAAAGATTATCCAGCTTATGTGTTCAGACGCAAAGGAGCCGAGTAACAGCAACAGCGACCGGAAGAATTACGGCAACAACAGGCATATTCATTCTAACATTTTGCAATGGCTGAACAGCAACGCAACAGCGGGAAAGTGGTACAGCGCAAAGCACGGACAGGACGCGCCGCCGACGAATGCGAACGTATGGGATAATAAAAACGAGTACGACGCTTGGGCGGGCTTCCTTGCTATGCTTGATCCGAAGTTTGTTGCGGAGCTTTTGAACACAACGCTTACCGTCGTAAAATCTTCAACGGACGGCGGCAGTTATGAAACCTTCACGGCGAAAATGTTTCTTGCGTCCACCACCGAAGTGGGGCTTGCAAACGAAAACGGAATTGCAGAGGGTTCACGCCTTGCCCTATTCAGCAACGACGCTTCCCGCGTCGCCTACCCTACGGCGGAATGTGTAAAAAATTCGGAATACACAAACAGTTCGTTCAATACGTCGTCCGGTTGGTACTGGTGGCTTCGCACGCCTTATTCGTCGTACGCCGGCCACGTCCGCAGCGTCTATTCCGGCGGCGCGTTGAACTACTACTACGCTTACTACGGGTGCTGGGGCGTTCGCCCGCTTTGTAATCTGAAATCTTCAATCTTGGTATCTGATAATCCGAATTCAAGCGGAAATTATGAAATAATCTACAACACCGCGCCTTCCGCACCACCCAGCATTACAGCGCCGAAACAATGTTACAGCGGGCAGAATATCGAAATTTCTTGCGCGTCGGCGACCGATCCGGACGGCGACGCGCTGACCTATGTTTTCGAGCGAAGCGTAAACAGCGGATCGTGGACACAGGTTCAGAGTTCCGCCGCGCGCACATTTTCGGAAATGGTATCGACGGCGTGGAACACCCTGCAATACCGCGTGAAGGCGGTTGACACGGCGGGCAATTCTTCCGCGTACACGACAAGCGGAGCGATCGCGGTAATTCACAATCAGCCTCCCGTTATCAGCGGGCAGAACGCCGATCTTGGCGTGAAGCGCGAGGATTTCACCTATGAATATAGCGTTACTGATCCGGATAAGGACGTTGTAAACGTTGTAGAAAAGATCGACGGAAACCCGTTTAACACACGAAACAATATCACGCTGGGCGCAACGCTTACCCTTTCCGTAAGCGGCGATACCTTTACCGCGCTGACAAACGCCCAGCACACGATCGAGATTGTAGCGACCGACAGCGCCGGAAACAGCGCAACGCAAACACTCACGTTCACAAAGGCGATCAACAGCTTTGTAATTTCCCTTTCGGAGCCGCTGGAAGCAAACAGACAGCCGACGCGGTGCAATATCAAAGTAAACAGGGATATTCCGGCGGGCGGAACGTTTAAGGTTGAAGCGTGCAACAACCCTTACGACGTAGCGCCTATTTGGGAGGATTGCACAAACGCAGTTATCGCAGGACTGGCGCACGTGTTCAAGAACAAAACCAACACGGCGGTTCAATTTGGCTTGAATATCCGTGTAACCGTGGAGCGCGGCGACGCGCTGACCGCGTGCTGGGTATCGGGGATCGGAGGTAATTTTGAATGAGCGTGAAACATAACAAAGACGGCGGCGGAAACGCGGAAATCAAGAAGGAATTGCAGGAAGTAAAGAAAGAAACACAAGAAGTAAAGACGGCGGGCGAAAGTGCCGCCGCCCTTCTTGCATTGTCGTTCAAGGCACAGATCGCACAGGATCGCGCGGCAAAAACGAACGTCATTTCCGACGCTATGATCCTGCAATCGGCGGAGGTTATCGAATATCCGGAATATGAGGACGCGCACGCCTATAACACTGTGGGCGAAATCATCAAGTACAACGGACGCTATTACGAGATTATAGCGCCGCACACGTCGAACGCCGTTTCTTATCCCGTTGAAACGACCTTCGCTTATTACCGCCTTATAGAGCTTACACACACGGGAACGATTGACGATCCGATCCCCTATCCGGAAACGGCGGGGATCGTCGTAAACGTCCAGAACGGGAAATATTACAGCTACAAAGGAAAAGTCTATCTTGCAAAAGCGGATATGCCAAATTGCGTGTATCCGCCAGATACACCTTCCTTGTGGCAATGGGAAGAAGTAACAGGAAGGGAGGCATAACCGATGGAAGAAGGGATTTTAACCGCCCTTTCCGTAATTAGCGCGGTTTGCGCTATTGTGTTCGGCTATGTCGCATTCGTTCGAAATCGGGATCACGACAAAACGAAGGAGGCAAAGAGCGACGCAACAATCCTTACGGAATTAGGATACATCAAAGGCGGTATCGACGACGTGAAAGCGGAACAGCGAGAACAGCGAAAGACAAATACGGATTTCGTAGGAAGGCTTGTTTCGGTTGAAGCGTCGGCAAAACAGGCGCATAAGCGACTTGACCATATCGAACAACAAATTGATAACAAATGAAAAAAAGAGCGGGAACGGTTTATAAATGAGTCGTTTCCGTCTTTGTGTTTAGGAGGTATCCAGAATGAGCAACAGCACGCTGGCGGGCTATACAAGGATCACGAAGAACAGAACAAGCCCGCGAAATCATAAAATCGACACGATCACAATTCATTGCTACGTCGGACAGGTTACAGCGAAGCAGGGTTGCGATTACTTCGCAACTACCGATCGGGAATGTTCCGCGAATTACGTTGTCGGGAAGGATGGTTCGATCGGAAATTCCGTTAAAGAAAAGGATCGTTCGTGGTGCAGTTCAAACGAAGCAAACGACCAAAGAGCCGTTACAATCGAAGTGGCAAGCGACACAAAACACCCTTACGCCGTTACCGATAAGGCATACGCCGCGCTTCTTGATCTTGTAACGGATATTTGCCGTAGAAACGGGATCAAAAAGCTGGTATGGAGTACAAAGAAAAGCGACCGCGTAAACCACAAGAACGGTTGTAATATGACGGTTCACAGGGATTACGCAAATAAGGCTTGCCCCGGCGATTACCTGTATAACAGGCACGGCGCGATCGCGGCGGAGGTAAATAAGAGGCTGGGCGCTTCGACGACGGAGCCGGAAAAGCCTTCGACCGGATCGGGTACGCTTTACAAGGTGCAGACGGGCGCGTTCAAG